GTTATGAGCCAGGGCACCCGAAGGTGATGAACATTCATGAAGTCGTGAACTGGCCTCCCGATACGTTCGGGTCCAGTCTAGACGGATTGTTTAGGAAATCAACCTGCGGTGACCTCTTGTGACCATGGGAGGACCCAAGTCCTACCCTATTGTGCATGAGCACGTAGGGCAATCCCAATGTCCACCGACCCATTACATAACTTCCCGTAATGGACCAACCTCACTAGTTAAGGAACCGAAATAGGCTAAAGCCCGTTTCGACCCTTTGGCTAACCGATGAGCATAAAGCTCAAAGGTATGATACAGGGTAGAGTGAATACTACTCTGTAGAGCATAGTGTTGGAGCCCAAACCACTTATCGCCCTTATTATAAGCCTTTTCGAAGGCGATGTAAGGAAGCGAGGGTATAATAATACCAGATGCCTTGGCCAAAGCTGATCCGAGTGATCGGATCGGACCTCTAGTTCGTTCCTCAAAAATTGTGAGGATTCGAGCCACGTCAACCTTTGAGTTGAGGCGCTGTCTGATCTCAAAATAAGGGATGATCTTGTCTTCCTCAGGGTTAAGCCAACTGGCCATACTCTGAGAGAAGTCAGGTGAAATCACCTTGGACAGATTGTTAAGTCTGGTCCAAAGGAGAAAGGCAGCATCATGAAATTCTAAACATGATGGACCAAAAGGTCTCTGCTGTCTAAACAGCAGACTGGCTCTCTCGATCTCTACTTGATTATAAGGATTCTTTATCCAGCGGGACAGTCTTTTGACATCCCGTTGGAGTTCCTTAAGCTTCGATCGGATACTTTCGTTATGCTGATTAAAGCAAAACGCATTGTAAATGATCGTTGCTGAATCTTGTCCAACACTTTTATAGTGCTGGTCCCCATCACTGGGGAAGATATCGTTCTCCAAATATGAGATCAGTTCAGACAAAGTCTGGGGCACCATTACGTGGATACGACGGGTGTATCCATCTTCATCAACTGAAGTGGAGTACTTGGACACCTCACAAAGCTTCTGAAGGATATTCCCTCTATCTTGAGGGTCCTCAGTTGCAGAATGAGTAAAAGTTCCAATGCACCCGGGGTCGGGTATCGCTAAGAGCCTCTCCTTGATTTCCATATCAAGGAGCTGGAGTATCTCAGTGGTAATAAACGCACCAAGTCTGATGACTTGTGAAGTATCGGTACTCAGAGTCTTTAGCACATCTCTTTCTTTCGTTGGAAGGAGAAGTGCTATCCACTCTAAAAGAGAACCTATTGGGACTCGTTCGTTTAAATTTAATTTAACGAAAGGGTTTTCCAAGAGAAATCTCACAAGATTCAGATGCGTGTTACCACGCGATCCGGCTAATTCGGGAATTAGGGCGTTCCACTGCGAAGCAGTGGTGGCCTTACGAAGTAAGGCCATCCAAGGTCTAGTGTAATGAGTATCAAACCTCGCAAGTATACGTTTAGCATACTCCACCCTGGCAATCCATTTTACGGATGCCAACTCTTCCTTGAGAGAAAGAGGACTGATGTTACCATCAGGGGTGAATCGCATATTGGCAAATTCAAAGCAGTTCTTATTTGAACGCAGTGATTTTAAATGACCAATAACGATCGAGAGTTCGGCGCAGATATGCTGGTAGTTTTCAGCTACCAGGTGATTCTTTGCTATATCGATGTCATCACCTAGGACCAAGTACGTCTTATACCATGATGGTGCTTGCTGAACAGGTTTGCACCTGAAAGCAGCAAATTGCACAAGAGCATGGTGGACTAGAGCCATAGATGCCCAAGATGAAAGAGCACCCATGGGTTGTCCTGTTCCGTATCTTGCATACCCATCTTTCGATGGGGTGAGAAAGTCTCGGTCGGTCATGATTTTGGCCCACAACTCGGCACGCTGCCGAGCGTCATGTTCATCTTCGTCCTCAGCTCGTAAGAGCACAGTCATAACCTCTATATAGAGGGCTAACGGAATAGTATCCGTAGCTGACTTGAGATCGAAGCTCCAATGGGGAGAATATCCCTTTTTGAAGTACCGGTCGACAGTCCCACCTTGATCAAAGGTGGCGTCTGTACCAATCTTCTTTAAAATAGAGAAGAGATGGTGATGAACCGGCCACATGGCGATCTGGGTCCAATAATCACAAATGGCTACAACCCTGACTTTCCCAGCGGGTTCGTCAATTGCGTGCAAGCGCCCCAATACTATTGGAGTAGAATTCGACGCATCATAAGTATGAGCGTCAGATTCCGCAAATGTGGGAGAAACTCCCGAGCTGAAAGGCGTCCGAGTCGCCATGTAAAGCGAACTCGGAGAAAGCCCCCGAACTTTATCCTTTGGGGTAAAGTGGGTACCAGCTCCTACTAGATCCATCAAACGAGATGCTTCTTGATCGTGATGTAAATCAAACCATGCTTTTACATGGTTCACAGGCCGGGAAAACCAGGCTTGTGCGTCCAAGTTAAGACTCGACATAGATGGTCCAGTTACATTTGCACCTGCAGTCCGGATGATCTGTCCGAGACCTGTATGGTACTCAAATGCGAGGTCCTCCTCGTCCAGGTCGGTTTCTTCCTGGAGTATTCGCGGAAACTCATTATGGACAAAGTCCTTGAACTCTTTAAAGAGATCATTTCCTGATAGATCAGGATGAGATGCAATAATTGAGGTGATGTCCGCATTTTTGTGCGGAGCATCCATTGCCCTATATATATTTAATAGGGACGCCATAAGGCGTATAAAGGAGATATCATTCTTCTTTACCAATGTCCTCAAGGTTTTGCCCCAATGAAGGGGTAGACCGGAACGGTCTAATCTCATAGGACTTCCCAATGAGTACGTTGACTTTAGAGGATTCCCAGACACAAAAGAGTACAGCGCAAATAGCGCTACTTTTAAGTGTAGCACCAGGGCCATTTGACCCTGAGTCGCTAGGATTCTCTTAAGATACCCTGCGTATGTAATAAGATAGTAAGGAACGGCATCCGCTCGCTTCACTTCCGCGTAATGAGCAATAGTTCTTGCCCAAACCAACACGGTCCGAGTAATCGAATTAAGATTCTCGGAGACCATCTTACTCTCGGCCTTAGTCTTGTTCACAAGTAAGTGGATACGATTCCGTAGCCCACTGAAAGTGGACCAGGAGATCCTGGCCTGTCGGCCAGGTCTCCCTTCCCATTGGACCCCCCAGGGGGAATTTTGGGAAGAGGTCGTAGAAGTAGAGTTGTTAGGGGTCACCAAACTCTCTGGGCGTTTGATGCCAGGTCGACAAACGACTATGAAAGGAAAGTCTGTAGAGGCACTTACCTTTGCATATGCAAGGTAATCCTTCTGAGAGAGGTATAAAAGCCCCTCAGGGTCCATAGGATCAACGATCACGTATGGTCGTTGTTTCACTAGGTCCCAGTCGACTAATACCCTCCATTGGGTAATAGTTCTCTCAGTTGGCGAAATCCCTAGTACGTCAGTACGGGACATATATGTCCCGACATCGACCAGGAATTTAACTTCCTCTAGATGAATGGCACTAGTGTGAAATCGTCTACAGGTCATAGTAAAGAAATTTTCTATGGCGAGGGTAAGACCCGCTTTCCCTGCAAGCAGGAGCCAGGCCGTGAAGCCCTTGAGAAAGGGTGGATGGTTTCATACCGACGGTAATCCTCCAAACCATCATACTCTCATCTAGAGAGGAAGACTGTACTTTGGTTGCCCTCACGGGCCAGCTAGGGACCGGGTTCCTTTTCGAAGGGATTACCGGATGGCTTTTGGCCTAACCTTCCGCTGTGAGCATCATATAGACTCAGAACTGGCTCGCCAGCTCCCACTAATCTGATTAGTGGCAACGTTATAGTGACCTACAAACCGTCTAACGGAAGTATGGTCGGACCTTCTTGAGACTACCAGGTGTTACATTCTTGAAGAGGTAATCCTTAATAGAAACAGCACTTGTCCTATGAAGCCCATTTAATTCCTGCAGTACCTCAGAAACTGAGGGTAGGTTTTACTCCTACGCTACGAACGCGACAATAAATGCGGTTCTCCTCCCACCCGAACACAGGGTATGTGAACGGAAGTTTACAACCTATTACTAGGGTGTCTCCCCTTTAGTGAGAGGACAAGAGTACAGGGTCTCTAGTTGATCTTTCAACCTAGAGAGTATGACTTCTCCCTTCAATCCGTTAGGACTTTTTGTTATAGCGGAAGGGGTCGTATAAACTATACTACGCTAGACCGAGGAGCTTCGTCCCATCGAGACAGGGAAGTTGTCTCGGGTAGTTAACGAAACTGTCGGTTGGTCATTTCCGACTGGCAGCCCGCTCAAAGCGGGGCT